TCCATTCCATATGCTGGGAGTTGCTGGCGTCTTCGGTGGCGCTTTGTTCTCTGCTATGCATGGCTCTTTGGTTACCTCCAGCCTTATCCGTGAGACTACTGAAGAGGTAAGCCAGAACTATGGTTATAAGTTCGGCCAAGAGGAAGAGACCTACAACATCGTAGCCGCTCATGGATACTTTGGTCGTCTTATTTTCCAGTACGCTTCTTTTAATAACAGCCGTAGTCTCCACTTCTTTTTGGCAGCCTGGCCTGTTGTTGGTATCTGGTTTGCTGCTCTTGGTGTTTCTACCATGGCTTTCAACCTGAATGGCTTCAACTTCAACCAATCAATTACCGAGAGTCAAGGTCATGTGATTAACACGTGGGCTGACATTCTCAACCGTGCCAACCTCGGCTTTGAGGTGATGCATGAGCGGAACGCACATAACTTTCCTCTCGACCTTGCATCCGTGGAGACTACTCCCGTGGCACTGATTGCACCAACTATTGCTTAATCATGCCTGCATCTCACGCATTCTTAGCGAAGCGTATGCAACTCAAGAGGTCAATCGTTAAGGCTGCTATGTCTGGCGACAGTAAAGCAGAGAAACGTTACCGCGCTGAACTTGCTGCGATCAACGCCAAGATCAATAAAAAATAACATTTCGTACGTTCATCCTATGTTTGATATTCAAGTAGATGATGGTGGCGCTCGTATTATTCGAGATGCTCTAAGGTATTACAAACAACAATGGTCAGGTGGTCACCCACAAGAACAAATTGATATTGATTTCTTAGAGACACAGTTCACTAAAATGGTGCTTGAAGCTACATTGGACGCATGACTGCCTAAGCATGGAACGGGGCTTAGGTTTATCTTGTACGAACTAATGTCCAACATCGTTATCCGCTACATCGAAAACGCTAAGAAAAAAGCTGACAACTATAAAGTTGATGCTCTTCGTTATCGTGGTGTAGTTTACAAACAACTGGTTAAGTAAAGCTTACAGGGAGGTGCAAGTCCTCCCGCCAGTATTGGCTTTGGCCCTCTACGGAGGATACCCTTAGCCGTCTAGACGGTGGGAATAGACCACAAAAATTTTGATCGATCGAAAAGGCTACATATTTTTAATTACTTTATTTTTTACCAATGGCTAATACCAATCAGGTAAACCTTGGTCGCGCTAATCTGACAGGCAACGCCTCTAACAACC